CGTGCCGGGGAACCACGACGACTATGACAACCTACCACCTCACGCACTGGGTGACTGGGGGATCTATGAGATCGATGGATTCTCAGCGTTCTTCGTCAGAGGCGCAGACAGTCCAGACAAGGACTTCAGGCTCATCGAGAAGACAAAGACAAAGATCAAGTCATGGTGGGATTGCGAAGAGCTTACTGCGTCACAAGGGGAGCAAGCTCTGGTCGACTACGTAGATGCACAGCCAGACTTCATGATCACTCATGACTGTCCGACGTTCCTCACAGCTACGATGGGATCGACGTGGCCACCGACTCACACGCAGGAGTTACTACAGAGGATGTATGAGGAATGGCAACCAAAGCACTGGATCTTCGGTCACTGGCATCAAGACAAAGTGATAGCAGACGACGGTACCACCTTCATCTGCTTATCACAATTGTCCCATGCCGACTTCGACTGTGAGACTCAGAGTTTCGTCTGACTACTTCTTGCCAGACTTCTTGAAAGGCATGGCTTTGCCCTTGGGCATCTTATGGCCCGTCTTCTTCGGAGGACAGACCTTTTTTGTTCCAGACTTACCCTTGCCCATGTACCCTTTACCCTTTGGCATCATACTCTCCCTGAAGATTTCAGTGTGTAAAGCCACATACAGCGACAAGCACCTCGGCCTTCGCAGTTGATCAACGGAGGCGAGATCTCATGGAACCTTGGAGAATTCAATGTTTCTGTCTGGCCGTCATGAGCCTTGCAAAGATTGCAATTGTGATCGTCCAGAATTGACGAGAAGGTGGCTGTGCTTTCGATCAACCCACCGGCTCCAGCAATGTTACTGGCTTCAGCGACACGACCAAGGTTGAAAGCCTCAGAAGTATTCTTGGTCGCCATCAATCGAGCTTCCTTCTCCACAGAACTGGTCATCTCGTTGACGATGTTGTCCAGATCGTCCTCGGTGAAGTCAGACCCCTTCGTTCTCTGCACGTCGAGAGCCACCCTGTGAGCCGTCTCGACCGTCTTGCGGCTCAGACGCTGCACAATGTCCTCAGTGCGACTACGCATGATTGCAAGGGCCTCTGTGCCCCCTACAGTGTCATCCCTGAGCAAGGGACCATCCCCAAGCCTGAACGGCAGCACGATCTGATCCCCGGCAGCTACAGCCTGAGAAGCGATCTCACTACGCACAGTCATCTGACCCTTCTGGTAAAGCTCAAACAGGAGAGGTCGGATATGGTTCTCCATCCTCTTCTCGTCCATGCTTCCCAGATCAGTCATCATGATCTCACTGAATCTGCCAGACGCCAATGCACGTTCAACGCCAGTGCGAAGCGTTTCGGTCCACTCGTCCCTCACGACCATGACACGGTGCATTATTCTGTCACGGGACGAATCAAGCGTATATTCGATGTCTGTGAGGGCTACGTGGCTCTCTATGTCCGTAGGCTCCCTCCATAGCTCGGAGGCTGCTACGCGCCCTGCTGGGGGCGCTGCGACGACCGGGGCCGGTTCCTTCTTCTTACGCTCAGAAGCCTTATCAGCCTGACGCTCACTGCGCTCCTCTGCTCTGTCCTCCTTGGCGATCTCAGCCTCTTCCTCCTCATCTGGAGTGCGACCGGAAACGCCTCGACGCTCCTGATCCTCACGGAAGGCATCGTCATCCTTGAGAGGCAGATTGAGCAGACCACGAAGACGATTTTCCAATTCAAGATCTGGCGTGATGAATGTGTCGCCCATGATACGCAGGGCTGCCAGAAGTTCAGACATGCTGATGGCACCGATGTCTGTAGCCTGAAGCACCGGACGTGGCCGGTTGGGGAAGTTGATATCCATCAACGGCCAGATCACATCACGGTTAATGATCTCCGACATCCAGTTCGTCAATGCCAACAGGGCATCATAGAAGAAGTTGGTGGTCACTTCACCCAAGGCACGGGTGCCTGTCTGCGTCGTGCCGAAGTTGATGAACTGCGCCAGACCGGCTTTGGCGATCTCCTCGTTGTGATGCTGAATGGTGGACATCACATCCAAAGCTGATCCGGTCATCTGGATAATCTCAATGCCCCAACCCTGCGGGGTCACGACATATGACTGAGATCCACCCTTCCAGTTCTTCCCGATCTTCTGTGCTGCAAGGAGGTCGTCAGTATCCCATTCCTCGGGCAATTCGATGTGGGGTACACCGATTGCAAATCTCTCATGGCGAATTGCGTCGATGCGATAGATGTTGTCTTTGATGAACCAATGCTTGTAGGCTCCACGCAGAAGGGACATGCCCTCGTAGTTATTCCCCTCCTGCTGGAAGGAGAAGACGACGATCTTGTCCTTCTGGAGATCTACTTCATTGGGATCAGACTCACCCCTGACTCTCTTCTTACGATTGCCAGTAGTCTTGGTGCGCTGGGTGACTCGGATAAGATTGTCGCTCTCGTCAGTCCACCACTTGTAGAGTGTGCTTGCCAGACGAGGAGATAGCTTGGCGATGTGCCATTGTCCATCCTCGATGACGTAGACTTTCTCAAACCACGAGAATCCAGCCCACAGGCAGGACATGGCATGGCGCAGGAACGCTTGGAAGTCTACCCGAATGAAGAGATTGTCCTGAACGAATGCGATATGCTCATCGGTGATCTTGGCAGCTTCCTCGTCGTTGTCCTTGGGACGCTGAATCACCCAATCGGCAGCTAGCACGGGAAGCTGCACAGCATACAGCAGAGCTTGCACCTGTGCGTCTGTACGACGCATCTTGTCGTAGGTCTCGACGCCCTTCTTGCCTGACAGGTCATTGTTGAATTCGTCGTTATCGATCAGGCCACCGAAAAACGAGACACCTCCAGAACCCATCTCGCGAAGGAGAGTAGAACTCTGGCTTTTCTTCAGCTTCGTGGAATCGTCCTCCAGAACGACGTGTCCATTCCCGTTCGCGTTATCGACTTTTTCAGTTACAGCATTCATTACTCATCTCCAGTAGAGGGATGCCGGTCTCCTCGATAAAGGTCCACCCAACGTAACCTTCAGGAGTCATCTGGCAGCATGGAACCAAACCGTCACCACTGAGGGCAACACGACATCCCCCCATTAAAATTCTGCGGTTGCAAGGTCAGTAGCATATCCAGTATGAGTTGCAAGGGCATTCGCTCTGAGGATTTCACTTTGCATTCCGATGTTCATGGTCTGTGCCCATGACGTAAACGCCATGCATTCTGCACGATCTGGGGATCGTTCGCCTCGTTCTAACATCTTCGCCTTGGACTCTGCAACCAACCTTCCATCCGACCGATAATCGTACTTACGGGCCGCCAGTTGATGTATGAGCCGCTTGTCGTTTGGTATCGAGATGCCGATACCCGGTGCTTCATCTTCAATTTCGTGCGTTTCTCTGAAGCGTAATCTAAGATTCCAGAGCATCTCTGTGCCCAGATTGTAGAACTGTTCGTCGTCCTTCGGTTTGTTGCCAGCATTGATAGGCACCACGTTCTTGATTTTGAGTTCACGCAATCGATCAGTAACTCCACCACCAAGTCCAGCATCATCAATACAGACTCTTTTTACACCCCGACAAAGTTCTCTTGTTCTGCCAGCCGTCACCATCAGGTTCTTGCCAGTATAGTGGTCTACGAGGTCAAACCTACCTCCCCTGAATTCTCCAAAGCATGTCTCATCGTTTCCAAATCGTGCGATGTCCACGCCACCTCCGGTGTTGCCTCCCTCGTAAACATCCCTTTCCACTGCGCTGAGAACCCACGACAATGGAATGATCGTGTCCTCGGCTTCATCAGGAAACTCGCCCTCCACCATCGAGATGAACAGGGGGGATTCCTCGCCAAGATCTGTCGCGTCATCATGCACCATCTCCAGACCAATTCTGGAGGATTCATAGGCCGACATCTCAAACACAGTCCAACGGTGTGCTTGTTCGCCTCTACAGAGATCGTAGAAAGGTCCAGTGGGAGACCCCGGTGAACTGAGACAGATCCACCAAAACTTCCCACCGGGGTTACCACGGAGAATACGACGCACAGCGTTAAAGATCTCGGGCTTAATAGCTTTAGCTTCATCCATAAGTACCATAACATAGTCACCGTGGACTCCTTCGAAGGTGGCTTCCTCCGTGGCCGCACGACCGAATGCTGCCCAGTCTGCTCCTAGGTCGATATGAGTCTTGCCCATTCGATCCAGACTTGCGGCGATAGGCTTCTTAGCTCTTCCAGCCCAGACGGAGATTTCACGCCACAATTGCTCTCGCAACTGTGACCACGTACCTGCTGTGGTGACGACTCGTCCACCGGGGTAGTTGTCCATGAACCAGTGAACCATGAGCGCAGCAGTCGCCGTTTTAGCAATGCCGTTTGCCCACTTAAATGCATAGAAGCCGGGATCAGCCATTATATCCAGAGCTTCTGCCTGATAGGATCTACGAGAATCCAGAACGAAATCACCACGCGCCATCTTCTGACGGCACCAGTGATGCATCCCACTAGGAACCTCTGCCAGCCAATCCTCCAGAACTTTCTTGCCCCGATACGGAGCTAGCTCAATATCGAGATGGTCCGTAGCCCACTTCGCAGGGTGTTTACGATAGTACAGCATCCTTCTGGCGCGTTCGGACTGCAATGGCTTATTCTTG